TAACTTATTTGCATTTGAAATTTCATACTCAAGTGCCAGTGTTTTATTGGAATATAAACTTTCAAAAGATAAGACTGTAAAAGTCTCTTCCTTTTGAACAAACTCTTTTAAAATTATATCTGAAACAGAATATGAATCTAAATTTTCTAATCTAACAACTACTTTATCTTCATAAACTGCATCTGAAGGAGTAAAGATAGAATCTCTATAATTACGAATTTCTGAGTTTTGTTGAAATAAAAATTTAAAGTAAAACTCAATGCCTTTTGGAGTTCCTTTACTTAAATAAAAATCTTTAATCTTTTTTAAAAGATTATTGATATTTAATCCTTTTTCTAAATTCTTCTCTAAAATTCCTTTTGGAAAATCTGACAGATATTGCTCTCTAAGTTGCTCTAAGAAATAAAGCAAATATACATATGATTGATTCTCTACAGTTGCTCCAGTATCATGAGCGGACGGTGTAGTTTTAATGTTTGATTTAAACCCTTCCTCAATGGTTAGTGTATTATATGTGTAACCTCTAATACAATCAGTAAATTTTGTAACTTTATTTCCATTTAATACATCAGGTTCAAGTAATCTATAAAAAATTACCTCATCATTAATTTTAAGAAGTCCATTAGTTAATGGATAGTTAACATGTCCATTAACTACAATTTCAGTATCGTCAAGATCTACAGATTCTGTCAATATTGCAGAATAATCTATCCCTGTATAGGTCTCAATATCAATTAAATCCTGAATACCATTTAATAAATCTAAAGAATTACCATTAGTTTCTAAAAACCTATAATAATCTTTTAAGAAATTTACAAAATTTGGATATTCTTGAGAAAAGTACTTTGGTACTTGACTAGAAATAGAATTTGATACTCTTAAATCGTTAAACATCTTTAACTTGATACTGGAATTTGTCCTACACCCGTTGATCTAGATGATGATGATAATTCATCTAAAATTACGTTTACATTTACATTAGAAGAATCAAATAATAAGTATAAATCTCTCAAACCTAAAATATCATTTGATGCTGGAGTGACTGATAAAGAAATATAATCAGCATCCCCAACCACACTATTAATGTTGATGTTATTGATATTTATTTCACCTTTTTCATAGTCAATATTTCCTATTGAAGTGCTGAAATATTTTTTCACATTTCCTTCACTTCTAAAAACAGCAATAGTACCATCATCATCATATTTTTCAAAAAAGTAAACATATGTACTTGGTTCACCAGTTATTTTAAACCCATTAGATATTAAAGTAGTATTTGGTGAAATCCTATTACCATAACAAATTTCATAAGAAGCAAAAATATTTGATAAAGTCTCTAATCTCTTTTCCATTCTGACCCTTGTAATATTTGAAGTTATACCAGGATCAACTTCATCAATAAATGATATTAGTTTACTGTATTTAAATTTACTATTAAACTTATTAAGTTCTTGAGTATTACCAAATTGTAATATAGAATTTCTAACAGCAGTTGCAATTTGTTGAGGTGTTTTTTTAGTTAATTTGGAATTATAATAAACGTAACTATCAATATCAATATACAAGAAAGAAGGATCAACAATTTCTGGTACAACCGTTAAAATAGTAAACTGTCTTAAATCTTTAATAAGATTTAATTTAGCGGTGGTTGTTAATTTACTGGCTCCGAATGGTTTTGCTGCTACAAATACCTTGCCATATTGTGGAGGGGATGCATCTTCACCACCAAAAACAGTCAAAGATTCCAATCCAGGAAGTTTAGTATTAACCAAAAACTCATAATCATTAACTGTAACTGCTCTATTTTGTGCTGAATAACTTCTTGGAGCAAGATACTTAATGGATGTTACAGACTCTGGATCCGATCCTCCAGAAGATGAACTTACTACTGTAATTTGAGGAGTTGTTGCTGAATATGCATTATTTGATTGATCAAAAAGTCTACCAGTGAAGTTAAAATTATTACAATCATTACCTAATGCTTTATCGGTGATAAAGTAAGTAATCGTAACTATATCATTATTTTTTAATTTTCTACCAAAAGTGTCATCTCCAAAAATTATCTCATACTGTTCGTTTTTATTTTCTTGAATAAAATAAGATCTTTGGGTGCTTGTTAACGTAGTAATATCCGTTACTGGTTTGTAAGTTTGAATTGCCGTATTATTTTCACTAACTTCATTTACTTTGACTTCAATTAAATTTAAATCTGCATTACTATCGGGAATAATAAATTTTTGAACTGTCGAATTGTTTACAGTGTAAGTAAGTGAAAGTGGTGTAGCTTGAAAAATATCTAAATTTTCAAATACTATTTGAGAAAATCCAGTCGTACTTTCTGATCTTTGTTTAGTAACATCATCACTAGGCGTAAATACGAAAGAACCTTCATCATTTTTTCCAATTAATGCACTTCCACGCTTTAAAGTCAGTTGTGTGACAGATGAATCAATTGATAATGGAACAGTAAGAGTTACTGTTGCTTTTGGTGCTGTAGCACCTCTTGGAACATATCCAAGACTTTTTGCAAGAGAGACAACGTTTTCTCTAATTGATGCAGAATCTAAAAATACCTCATTGGCAACTAAATTTGCATTTAATGCACTGTAGTAAGTATTATATGCAAGAACATCAATAAATTGTGATAATACAGACCCCTCAAAGTTATAATCAGTAAAAGTTTCTGAAGAGCGCATAAACTCCCGTAAACTTTGCTTTACGTCCTCAAAATCTAAATTAGTAACTTGATTGAATGCCATTATACTTTTTCCAGGATGAGACTAATTGATTGTTGATCTAAGGGAGAACCAATAATAGTAAAATTTACATTAAATTTAATAGAGTTGTTTCTAACATCTTCAAAAATATCAATATCGTCAAAGGTAACTCTAGGTTCATAAAATTTAATAGCATCTTCAATCTCTAATGCTAATCTATCAGAGACTATACTATTAAAATTTTCAAATAATAAACCATTCGATGACGTACCAAATAAAGGATCAAAGAATTTTTCACCTAATTGGGTCATGACAATATTTTTTACTGACTGTTTAATGGCATCTTCATTTTTTAGCACCCCAATATCACCAGTAACGGGATGTCTGGTAAAATTGGGGTTAACATCAACAAATTTTTTAGATATTGATGGCATTTTCAGTCTCTTTATATTTTATATATCTTACTTTTTCTGATCTTTTTTCATCTTAGATGATTTTTTTAGATAATAATCCGATTTAGGGTCAGTGATTAGCACCATTCCGGATTTTTTGAAATCTTCACTTTGATCTGGTACAGGATTTACTGCCATTTTAACTCCAAAAAAGAACAAGTTTGTCCAAATTATATTTATTCACTCTTTTCTTCGGGTGTTTTCCAAAAATAATCATCAGTATCACCCAATCTACCCCATCGTACACCCTGCTCAACCTGATAATACTCAGTAGAAACCTTAAAATCTGGCATTTTAGGTTCTTGAGGGGTAATTGACAGGTCAAAAATTCTAATTCTGTTGTTTGGATACAGTGCAAACTGTCCATTTTCCAACAAAATGCAATTATGGGACTTATGTTCCTCTGGAACTTCACTAACATTAGTATTTGTAATGTCTATATCAGGATGAAAATTGTCTAATGTGAACAAATACTCTCCAGACATTGCCCCAAAATTACGAGTTCGACATACAATGTCCATAGAACCGATGAATTGCTTCTCAATACAACGCACTCCATAGTCCATACAATTCCAAAATTGAAGGTTAGGTAGGTCTAAGTCATTTTCAGGCAGTTCAGGGCGACTCAGGAAGGCACTGATGGGCAATTTATCGAACATTGCAGCGTACTCTGGTAGGTACGTCTCAAAATAAAAAGCACGTCCAGGTATCGATTTTGCCGACACCCAAACGCCTTCTACGAATTCTCCATGACCGTCAATATGATCTCTAAGATATTCTTTACGAACCCATACCTTCTGTGCTGGTAAGTTGACGACTAATTGACTCATGTACTATTCCTCTTTATAAGTAGGTGGATGAAAGTTGCAATACTCGTTAAAAGTAATCTTCATCTCTTTTACTGACAAATTGCAATTTGCTGCTGCTTTTGGAAGGTTCCATTTAGCACTCCACAGCATCTCCATTGATTGTCTAGTCTCAGGTCTCAACGTCCTTGCCCCCTGTAACGCTTTTTCTTGCCATTACGAGAGGTAGCAGACAATTTTGTATGTTCAGAACTACCTTGGCGAGTTTTTTTGGGTTTTCCGGGTATGAAATCAACACCATTCATACCAATTTTAGAACGCATTGCCATAGATTTAATATTTAAATAAGAACGAAGTGAGCATAGCAGATATTAATTCTCCTGTCAATAGTTAGGAGAATAATCCTGCAAAGACATTTGGACTTCCTTGAGCAATCCTGTCTCCGCAGGCAATAAAATCACCAACCCTACCTGGAGGACGAAAATTAAAATAAACATTCAGAGGACCCTGTGAGATAGGTCTAATAAGGTGTGGAGGGGGCGGATTAGTGCCGGGGCATGCATGTGGTGCAAACAGGTCTCCTACACGCCCTGCAGGACCTCCTATCCCTGCGAAAGTTGCTCCTGGAGCAAGAGATGCAGGGGATGGGCAATTGATGAAAACGTTTGGTGAACCTTGAGTTAGTGCTGTTGGTGGATAACAGATATGTCCAGTACTCAATGCACCCATATATGTACAACCTCTCATAAATTAATCTCCTATAATGTTTTTTTGCGTGGATTGGGAAACTGTAATGGATTTCTCCCTAATTGAGTTTGCACTTTAGTCACAAACCTTTGTGCAGCGATATCCTTATCGTCATACACAATTTGTTTAATTGTATATGTACCAGCACCAATTCCACAAGAACTTGTAATGACAAGAGTATATTGCACAACAATAACAAATCTTGGATCCGGAAAATAATGAATCATATGATCCACTGCTGGTAAATCAGCAATTAATCCAGCAACTGGATCCCCAGCAATAGGTTTTGAAATAACCGGATTTAGGAAAGGTTGTCGTATTGCAGGTGTTGCTGTTAATTGATTTACTGTACCATAGTTTGATGAATATCCAGAAGGACCTACAACTGGCACAGGTGCATGTACGGGAACTGTTGAAAGATCACTGCGATATTTATATTCTTTATTGGGAAATAAGTAATCAGTATAACCACCTGGAGCATCTATACTTAATGTTGCTGTTACTGGTCCGGTTAAAACTCCAGTTGTGATAACACCAGCACCAAGAACTGTGGCAGTTCCAGGTGTCAATCGTAAAGTAATACCAGGATCACCGTTATAGGGTGCAGGTGCAATAATTGGTGTGAAATTAGTTACAGTAATACTCCATATCTCTGGTACTGGTGGATTCCCAGGACAAAAGGTTCCGGTCCAAACATTTGGAGTCCATACCGCAGGTTTACCAACAATACTTGGTAACGGTTGTATGGGTGTGTATACGGTGGGTATTGGCATAAGTTTAATTAAAATCCATCCTGACGACCAGGTTCTGCTAATGTGATACTTTTTGCTTCTCTTCGAGAAGGTAATGCTGCAATTATAGTACCATATCTTTCAGCACCAGACAAGTAATTATTAATTACGTTCTGTCTAATCTGTACAGTGGCAGCACCATACTCTGTACCACCCATATCAGGAACATAGCGAAAGACTGCTCCGGTTGCTACTGGTGGTTCTCCTGATGTTCCTTGGAAATTGCCTGTACCTGTGGGAGCAGTATCTGATGCACCTGCTACTACCACACGATACAAATTACCACCGCTAGTGACGTAAGTACCAACGGTATAGGACCCTATTGTCCATGGAGAACTATTCCAGGCAGGTATACTACTAGTCACAGTAAAAGTATAAGTGATATCACGATTAGTCACTGGATCCTGTAGATATCTCAAGATAAATGCATCCGAAGGAAATTCTAATGATAAATCAAGAACATTTCCATTAATAGCAGTCTGAGAAGAATTACCCTGCCTAATACGATAGGCATCAAATTTATCATTAGGATCTCCACCACGCTGTGGTTTGTCCGTCGCATCTAAATTTAAAATTGCATCTTCAAACTGAGTATCAGTAACAAACGTAGGCAATTCACCTTCGGCATTTAAAATAGAACTATTGTTAAATCGTTTCTGCTCATTAGGAAAGTCAATACTCAAATGCTGAGGAATAACTGTATAATCTTCATTCTTATCAAAGTAATAATCCCATTCTTCATTAGGAAATAACAATCTGGTATAGTTACCTTCTACATGAATTGTAATAGTGTCTGGATAGGTTGCGCTGACACTGATATTGCTGAGATTATTCTTATCACATGTGGTAGTACTAATGACTGTACCACTTCCATTTTTTTTAATTAATTGTACTACGATGTCTTCATCGATGAAAGGAGTATTTTCTAAGATGTTTGGACTGAAACTATCAAAGGTCACCGTAATCGTTTCTTCCCTTTCAATTGTAAGTAACGCGGGGTTTTTACCTGTTGACGTACCCTGACTCGTATAATAGTCATTCGGTTGACTATACCAGTCCGGACGACCATCAATATCAAAACCTAAAGTATCAAATCGTACATCTAACCACCTCACAAACCCTGCATCATCCGTCTGAGTCAGATCATCATCATAATAGACGTATCGATCTGTTGCAGTGGTATATCCAGTAATACTGAAATCTACACTGACAAACTGATCAACATTCATAAATGTTTCTGAGTCATTACTGTATGCATTCGGTACATATTGTTGTACTCGAAATACTCCGCCATAATCTTTCAGTGCTGCAGTATGGGCAGGATATGCCGGAGGTGCTGGTGTAACTGTCGGATCAACATACTCTGCAGGAAAGGTCACGGCAGCATCCTCCGTACCAATCTCATGTTTTATAAACAATCCCGTAATCTGTCCGGCATTATATGTGTACGTTGATAGAATTACCCCTTGATATACGGTATTTCCTTCACTGTCCGTACCTTCAACGACGAATACGAAAGTCTTTTCATCATCTGGATTATTAATTGCCCAAGTAATCGCACCACTACTACTGTTAATATTGAAACTACTTGCATCAGTTCCACTGAGAGCATAACTGACTGCATTTGGTATACTTCCAGACCAATTGACACTATCTCCAATGGATTCTGTTCCACTGAAGGTTAGTGTCTCTGCTACTGATGTTCCTGCTGCTGGTACTGATATATTACCAAATTCTTCAATAATACTTGGATAGTATGGCATTACTTATTCTTCGGTGCTGTGATCCTCTTTAAAATTTAACATCCAAAAATCTTCTGCCCCTTCATAATCTCTGAAATAATAAGTTTCATTATTTGGAGCATCTAGTATGAAACGATCAATAAATGAATCGTAACTGATCATAGGTTCATCTTTTAACATTTTGTCTCCATCTTGAGTATACTCCAAATAACTTAAATAATCATCCATATCAATGGACATAAAATATATAACTGCTTAGGTATATATTAGTTTATGAATGGTGATGGAATGGGTGTATTTTCTTTATACCAAGACATAGAGCGCTTTTCTTGAGTGAAGTTTTCCCAAAGTTTTTGAGTTAGTCTTCTCTTCTTGATGTGTTCAATTTCTTCTGATGTAAGTTTCATGGTTCATCGTAGAAAAGTTTCAATGTTCTCCCCTCATCTTGAATTGATACTGTAACTCTAGACGTACCATAGTTAACTACTTTTCTACCTTTAGGGGAAGTTATTACCTCTACTCTGGTAACATCATCAAAATCAAATTGTTCCCATCCAGGTACATCATCTGTCATGATATAACTTGGATTTTTACTCAGTGGGTTTTGATAAGTCATGAGTTGTTCTCCTTGTTAGTGGGTGTTCAGTCATAGCATTTAGTCATATCCACATAGGTTGAACGGAGCAAAGGTCACATGCCATTATATTAGCTCTAATTCTACCTATTCTCATATAATCTGGATGGTAAGAGTATTTGCCATCTTTCTCTATCGGTCTGAAACAATCAGGAGCAGGACCTTCGGGGTCTGTTCTTAACCAGTTTTCACAACCGTTTTCTTCACAGATGGCATCAATCTCCTGCATCAATTTTTCCTTTTTGTCCATAAGTTCTTGATGATGCAATTCCAATCTTTCTAACCTCTCCTCTTCGGGCAGTTCGTGTGGACGCACAAGACCCTGTTCCCTGCATCCCTTGTCTGTCTCCTCAGCAAGTTGAACGAGACCGGGGATGATGGATCTAATAATACACTCTTCATTTTCATTAGTCATGAGTTATCCTCCTGTGGGCGCATTGCTTTTTTAAGGTCATCGGTGTAGAGAATTTTGTTATGCCAGTATTGGTCATACTCTGTTTCTTCAAGCCACTCAATCACCTGCTCTAACTGCCAATCAGCACCTTCATCGTAAGCAGAGCGTATGTCATCGAAAATTGACTGTCCACTCTCAAAGATTTTTTTTTCGATGATCTCATCAGTCAGTGGATGTTGTTTAGTCATAAGTCTTTCTCCATTTTTAATATTTGATCGGCAGTAAACTCTTTACAGGTTAAAGTTCTTCGTTTCACTTCTGTAGAAAAAGCGAGTCTCAATGCGTCATCGTAATGAGTAAAGCGCGTCTGTTCACGAATGCGGCATGGGATCCATTTAAAAGAACGCTTAGGTTTGTAATCGACTACGTAGTATTTGTGTACATCATAGATGTCCTCATAGCGGGTTAAAATTCGATATTTTGCTGTAAAGAAATGCTTAATCAAGATTACGAAGTCTCATCAGTCAGTGGATGTTTTTTAGTCATGAGTTTTCCTTCACCAAGAAACGATCAAGTTCTCTTTCATTATATTGTTCAAACTGATAGAAGTCTGTCCATGCCTTTGTTGACAAGAAGACTACGGACAGACCTACTATTACCAGAGTCAAGGTGTTCATGCCCTGAAGTTCTAGCACCTTGTCTTCAAGACACTCAATTTTTTTTAGTAGTTCTTTCTTTCTCATCAGTTGTCCTCCGGTTAGTCATACGGTCAATAGTGGTAGTCTCTGAACATTTCATCTACAATGCCTCTAAAATAAATCCATTGTTTTTTACTGAAACTAATCTTAGATACTTTGAGCACTTCAGGTTCACATGAAACATGTTTATCGTATTTGTCCCATCCAACTATAACTTTGTTGTCATCGAACCCTGCCCAATAATTTTTGGACTTCATTTTTCTTTTCATTGGTTATTCTCCTATAAGTTGAACATTAGACTCAATAAAACTGTAACCCTTTAGTTCACGAATACGATGTAAGTATTCTACCATATCCATAGTTGTTCCTTACCCTTGTGTGTTTGATGACCAAAAGTCCCTATGTTCTTGGACTACCTCTTCACTCGCTAGTGCGATTTTCATGATATGTTCTGGGTTAAATTCGACTGGTTGTCCGTCATACAACGACATATACTTATGGGTCCAATGATTCTTGCAAATTACTCGATGGGCAATTATGCTACCTTCTAGTTTGAGTACTTTACCCAACAGACCAATGCCGCCAGCGACAAGACCGATATAAGTATTTCCTTTACTGTCGTCAATAATCATTAATTTGTAATAATTGTCCATTGGTTTAGTTTGCTACTGTGATGAAAAAAGGTTTTGGTGAAATTTTTTTCTGGGGATTTTTTTTAATACTCTCGGGGGGACCTTTGTAGGTTAGGAGGGACCCACGCATTTAAAACGGGTTATTCGGGGATATTTCGAGGGGGGGGGTAGTAGTTAGCATCACATAAGGGCGCTAATCCGGGGGACTGTGTATTATTAACTAACAGAGAGTTTCTATTATTAACTGTAACTCACTGTTTAATTCTAATTACTTAGTGAGTTAGTAATTAGAATTACTCAAAGAGTTTTTATTATTAACTGCAACTGACTGGTTAATAAGAATTACTCAAAGAGTTAGCAATAAGAATTACATAGTGAGTTAGTGATTAGAATTGCTCAAAGAGTTGGTAATTAGAATTGCTTAGTGAGTTAGTAATAAAAATTACTCAGAGAGTTAGTAATAAAAATAAAAACTCAATTAAAAAAATCGATAATAAAAATAAAAACTCAATCTGAGAAATTAGAATACTTTCGATTTTTAGTTGTTCATAAGAATGGGGGGAGATTATCCCCCCTATGTGTCACTAACCGTAGATGCGAGTAGTGATAACTTTAGCGCCACGAATACAGTGCTTGTTTACCCAGAACCCAAGTGACATAGTTGATGACATTTTGAGAGCAAGGATTGCACGGCGGGAGACTTTACTATAGAAGTAAGTATTTCCTCCCTTAAATGTCACAATCGCATAGGCATTTTGGAGGGAAACTAACACAGACTCAACACAGGTTGATGAACGCTTAGCAGGAGCAGATTTGAGGGTTGCAAACATTTTTTGAAAATTCAGTTGTTAACAATGGCGTTGGAGATTGCAGAATCAAGTTCTAACAATTCATCCTCAATTTCTGAGAGATCGATTTGATCGAGATCAAACATTAGATCTTCAATCTGGAGTTCAATTAAGTCTGCATC